AGAACTTCATTTGTGAATGTTGTATCATCCATGTAGTGTGCCAGACAGCGTAGCTCCAGACCACTGGCATCAGTCCCCACAAGTTGATGTGTCTGTGGGTTGGTGACTGTCCAGAGTGATCTGCATTCCTCACCAAAGGGACTGTAGACAGCCGGTACTTGGGCCATGTTAGGCTTGTGGTGCGCCATACGTCCTGTGATAGTACGAAGAGTCATCACCCTGCCATGAACCCGCCCATCCTCTTGACACTCCTGTACCCATGCCTTGAGAAGACCAGTGCGTTTTTGCAGAAGGAAATATCTACTGAACATCTGGGCTTCCGGCATATCCTTGATGTTGGAAAGAACTTCCTCAGTAATAATAATATTATCTTTGTCGGTGTACTTGTCTGGTTTCCAGCCCCTCTCCATCAGGCGTTCAGCTATCTGTTTGCGACTGGCAATGTTGAAGGGTATATACTTTGTCTTGGTTTTAAGTTTCTTTTCCGTAGGCTTGAACATCTCATTGGCTTGTTCTTTAAGTTGGTGTTGTTCATCCTCCAGCTTGGCCAAGAGAAGCTGACCTTCCATGAGGTTAAAGGCAAAGCCATTACGCTCTTGCTTGTCTATGATAATCCTTACATCACGCTCCAACTCATAAGCTTTCGAGCCAAATCTCTTTCCCTCCTCCTCCAGAAGCATCGCCAATCTTTTGGTAAGTTCAGCATCTCTAATACAATAGGCAAGCATCTCCTCGCTATACTCATCGAACTCATTGAGATCTCCTTTGGAATAGTCCAGCCTATTTCCCCAAGCTTCCAGGGAGTGACCACCCAGTCGGACAGGATTATATAACTGAGATTCCACCAGTGTATCTCTGACTTGGGATGGTTTTATTTTAGCATTGGCAAGCCTGTTGAGGATGGGCGCATCGAAGCTGAGACCGTTATGCATAATAAACTGATCTATTCGACTGGCCCATCCTCCAAATTGTAGACACTCTTCTTCAATCCATTGGCGTTTTTCTCCTGTCTGATAATTCTGCGCTACTATGCAATGTATCTTGGTTGCATCCAGCCCGTCTGTTTCAATATCAACTACCGCTTTCATAGGTCATATCCATCATGTAAGCATCACTGACAGGGATGTGGAAGAACTTCTCTCCTTTCTGAATGTTTCGGTTCGAGGCTTCCTTGACCTCACAATTCAAAAGCGTATGGCCGTCTATGTGCCATGCCTTCTTGCAGTCATTCCTGAAGACAACAAAGGTTAGTACGTCATCAGGACATTCTTCCTGCCACTTGTTTAGCAGTCTCCTCTTCCTCTCAGGTATTCGTATTTCATCCCAAGAGTCGGGCCACTCTCCTCGCCAAGAATATTTTATCTCTACTTCATAGAGGATTCTGTCGGCAGCACTATCATTTACCCTACATATAATATCAAAGTAAGTTGTCTCGTTGGTGGAGATGTTGGTATGGTCATTCTCCTTCAACCAACCTACCATGCACTGCTTGGCTTTCGTGTCGGCTCTGTCGTAAAGTGCTTTATCAAATGGTTTTTTAACTCTCATCTGTCTTTTCCTCTCCTTGGCTTACATAGTTTCCTTCTATATTAAATTTGCGTAAAATTTTTCTGTTAATAGAAACTCTTTTATTGTATTGTTTATTAGTTAATTTTCTTTTTCGTTTTGTATTAATTAAAAATCCACATTCCCATTCATTAATCCAACCCCTTTCATAGATGTATTCGATTGTCGCCTCATTGAAAGATTTATCTATATCTTCCAATACTTTTTTTATGTTTGTAAAGATTAGATTAGATGGTAAGTCTGTAAATTTATCTATACAAACATTACCTACCTGAGTTGAATTACCATTAAGAGAATTCGTAATTTGACACAACTCACATATGGGAGTCTTACCACACAAACAACTTTCCCCTTTCTCTTTTGTTGTAAAATCAATCCTATCTAATTTCCATTCTAGTTTTGCCTCTTCCCATGTGTCGGCTTCAGATAATTCAAGAATCCTTTCAATAAAATATTCGAGATGTTTAGTTTTACGAACTCTATTAAAAGTTTCTCTGTTCTCCTGAATTGGATTATCTCTTACCCAGTTCCAATCAATAGCATTATTTATTTCATCTTCAGTAAAGTTTTCCTTTATTGCGTTGACCCAGTTTGATTTATTCCGAGGATTTAAAACATATTCAGCATGACAACACAAATAAAAGTTATCTCCTAATTTTTCATGTTTTTCTTCCACCTCCTCAGTAGTTTTACATTGTGTTTCCAAAACAATATACCAACCACACCCCTTACAAGTGGGACAATTTGAATTAGTTCCATCGCAACTTTCACAAAAAAGTGCCGCAAAAAAGTTTGTCTTTGAAGAGCTATTCATTATCATCCCCCAAGAAGGGATTATCTATCTGTGTCATTCTACCAGTTTCTTTGTCATAATGCAAGTAGCAAGCTACACCAGTGTCTCCTGTGTAACGATTCTTCAGAATACGAATGGTGGTGGTGTTGGCCTCGATCTCATCGTCTGCCTGTTGGTTACGCTCCAAGGCTATGACACTATCAGAGAGGTGAGCGATGCTGGCAGATCCACGCAGGTGGGACAGAGACACCTCCTTGCCCTCCTCATGTCCACGGTCGCCACTGGGGCGGCGTAGGTGACTGACAAGTAACAGCCCCACTCCAGTTTCTTCTACGAGGGATCTCAGCTTGGTCATGAGAACATCAATAGTTTTTCTCTCATCACCATAATCTTCTTGACCGGACACCAAGATAGACAAATGATCTAGGAATATCCACTTACAATCCAGAGCCTTGGCCATGAATCTGACCCGATCAAGTATTTCATGATTCTCAATAGAACCAAAATGATCGAAGGCAAAGAACTTCTTGCCGCCAACAGTTTTCTTTCTCCATTCCTCCAGTTGCTCCATTGAGAATTGTTCTCGTACTTCCCTGATATATAATCTGGCGTTGGCTTCCACGCTCATGATATTGAAGATGGTATTGTGCGTACTCTCTTCCAGGGCCAGCACACCAATGTTATCTTCAGTGTTGCCCATGATGTGATGCATCAACTCTCTGGTGATGCTGCTCTTGCCCATCCCAGCACCGCTACAGAACGTGACAAGCTCTCCCGTCCTCATACCATATGTTTTCTCATTCATCTTGCTCCAAGGATAGGAGCAGGTCTCACAATAATTTTCTTCGTATAGTTCCGGGCCAATGTCATCAAGGTTTATGATACCGGCAGGAGTATAGGTTCTGGAGTTCCACCATGCTTCAACAAACTTTTGTCTTTGACCCGTCTTCAGATACTCGTTGGCATCTTTCATGTTCAGAGACATAATCTTACACTTGTTCGGCTCAAATAACTGGGCTACCTTTTTCTCTGCTTCCTTTCCTTGCTTGTCATTATCAAAGCATAATACTATATTATCAAACTTGTTCAGGTAATCCAGAGATTTCTTACAGTTCTCTGAGGCTGCTGCTGCCCCATTCCTGATGGAGATCACCGGCCACTTGGAGCCTAGCATTTCATATGCAGACATGGCATCCAGCTCGCCTTCACAAACGGTGACAAACTTCCCGCCCTGGTTAAATATATTCTGACCAAACAGTACAGCATTGCCTATTGGTCCTTCAGTCCAGAAGTTTTTATCTTCTGTTCGTCTGACCTTGTTGGCTATGTGATGACCATCCCGATCAAAATACTGATAGATGTGGTGGGTAATGGTTGCTCCAGATTTTTGGAGGTAGGTATTATATTTCTTACACGTCTCCTTACTAATCTTTCTATCTGATATATCTCCTAGAGATCCAGTTGAGGTTGGTTGAGATTTCTTTGTCTGTGCATCTAGCTGAATAGTATTTAGCTGCATATCCTCTCCATTCTGATTACCCCTGATGTAGGTTTCACAACTGTAACAATACAAGTGGCCGTCTGAATATCTTGCATTGGCATCACTGGACCCGCAAGAGGGACAAGCCTCATGACCTTCATAGACACTTTCACTGGACATATCAACTCTCCATTTCAGGAGTCATCTTTTTAAAAAAAGATTCAGTAAGTTCTCTTTTATAACCAGCTAATTCTTTTTCTACGCTTGATAATAAACTAAGTTTACCTAGTGTATCAAGCTCTTTATAACTATCTTTAAAGATTATTTTTGGTGCGTTTCTATATTTCTCTTTGTATATTTCAATTAGGATTTCCACCTTTATCTCCTTCAGTCAACTAGAGTTCTTACGTTCCTTACTGTACTCTTTTTTAATTTTATATATTTTCTTAGGATTATATCTCAGATGTTGGGTAAGACATACCCGATTATCTATTTCATTTTGGGCGTCCCTCCTTGTTGGGAACGTACTTACCAAGGCGGAACGCCCATCATAATTTACAATTAAATTCCACATACAGTAATCCTAATCATTATCATACGATTGATTCCATAATCTATTAACAAAGTCTTCCCTATCCTCCATGATTTCATCAAGCTCTCTCTTGGAGAGTCTCTTGGCTTCCTTGGCATCATACCCTTCATCAACGTATTGTTTAACAAGATCCCTAAAGATATTGTTACGTTCTTTTTGCCATAAGTTTTTAGCCATCAGTCTTCCTCTAGCTCATGTAAAAATTTATCAAACTCTTCAATCTTGGAAGGATCATAACCACTATCTTCCATGAAGTCCCAAAGACTTTTGGGTATAGTTATTTCACAATCCTCACTCACAACAGTTACATATACTCTGTCGGTTTCTTCGTCTTCAACTTCCTTATCCTCCTTCAGGTTTCGATAATCATCTAGATAATAAAGATCAAACGAATGATCGCTATTCTTTGTCATCTATTTCTGCCCATGTTAAAAGAGTGTTACTTCTATCTTGCTTCACCTCACTCAATTCTTTTCTAAGTTTTTTAATTTCAATATCTTTATTTTCCGCAATCTTTTTAAGTTGGCTAACTTGATTTTGAAGGACTTTTAACTCTGTGATTTCTCTTTTATCAATCATCTTTTAAATCTTTCCTTCCTTGTCATCAAGTAATTTAATTAATTGGTTTACACGATCTCTTAATACTTCTAACTCTTGCTCAACTCTATAGATCTGCTTCAATACATGAGATGGAAACTCCTTTCTGAGTTCCCTTCTTATCCTATGTATCTCTTCTATCTCTTCAGGGGTGGTCATCATACACTCCTTTCAAGTGAATGTCAAGAAGAAAATTAATGTAGACGGCACACCCTTATCTGATGGGGATAGCCGTCTTCAAAATCCTCCAGGCCGTGTCGGTACAAAAATTTTCTGGCATCCTCCTCTGTTTTGAAGGTTTGCAAGGCAGTGCCATCCTCATTTATCATTGCATCCACCAGATCAAACCTTCCTAGATAATCATGTTGAACAATAATATACATTTACAATATCAGTTTAGTTTTATCTTTGTTATCAAAAGGGATGACTTCATTATCCAATTCGTGAAAGACCTGCTCTACATAGGCTTCATCAACCGTGTCCATATGATCCTTAACATAGGACTGCACCTCCTCCAGGGTGGTCCATCCCCCCTTCATGGCATCCCAAACATGCTCTTCCATGTCCATCATCCGGTTCTTTGTCTTGCTCATGCCGCTTCCTCCAATGCTTTCCACTTCGGTGACGTTAACATCTTGCGTACCTTGTCTTCTCTCAAGACCTTGGTGCTGGGTTTGTCGGTGTGTGTTGACCAGAAGGTAGCCGCCTGATAGGCAGTCCAGAGTGTACCTTCATTCCGCTTGCCATAGCCCTCATAGCGACCCCTTCCAATGAGGTGTCTGTTCTCCTCATCGAAGGTCTTCATGAGGTTGGAGAGCATCACCTTGTTGGCCACCTTCTCCCTCTTCACGTTGTCCATGCGAGCAGCCAGTGTAT